TTTTCAGTATACACGAATGTGTAAATCTTGCAATACAACCTAGAGTAGTGGGACCCCTTTTTGCAAAAAGGGGGGATGGGGTAGAAGCGATTATCTATATTTGGATTTGTTTCGGGACCCCTGGCGCGTTAGCGCCAGGGGCAATGGTTAGTCAAGAAGTACCATGTATTCTTTAGGAAAGTTTTCTATAAACCAGTCTAGACCTTTTCTATGGTCCTCCCAGTTTTGAAATAGCTCGCTGCCCATGATTACATCATAAACAGCAACAGCAAACGCAGGTAGCATACAAGAACCACCACCAAAACGATTGCTAATTTTTTCCTCAGCTGTTGGATCTTCAGGTAGGGACACAGCAAAAGGAAGTTTGTATGTTTTGTTTTTATATTTTATCTCTTTCATAATGGTCCTATATTATCCTGTATTTCTACTTTCGTCAACCTCTATATTCCACTTAGTATAATTATAATATTGGTTTTCATATTTTTTCTTTTCTACTGTGACCGGTGTTTCTAGCGCCTCGGTCCTAGGGTGCAACCGGACGAACTCCTCTATATGTTTGCTTAAAAAGTCATGTAAACAAGTCTGGTCGCAAAAATATTTATAAGGTGTGTAATAATTTTCATAATGAGAATTATAAGGTATTTTACGAGTTCTTAAAACCTTATTGCCTTTGACACCTCTCACTCTGGTTGTCGTTTGTCGTTTATGGCAATTCGGACCATGGCACCAATTATAATTACTCATACTCTACTCCATAAAATTATATAGCAAAGTAAAGAGCCACCAATTATTAATAATAAATCTAACAACATTAGTACCTCACTTTCCAATTACCACTTGCTGTTCTATATCCATGACTATCTAAATCATAATAAACATAGTAAGCAACTCCATTTTTAGCAACACCAAACCTAGACTTCTCGTCATGTTTGCCTTGCCTTGTTATGTGTTTCTTATGCTTGTTTGCATAATAAGTTATGTAAAATGTTTTCATCTGTATCCTTTCGTTATGCCCTATCCTACAATAAGTAGGATAGGGTTGTCAAGTATTAATTTATACTTGCTTGTTCTTGCAATAGTCTTTTTGCTATCGCAATTTTTTCCTCTCTTGTCTGTTCAACTTTGTCCTCTAAAAGACTTGCCAAATTTTCAGGGCTATAAACTGAAAGAGCCATACTAGAACTTTCATTCAATATACTTTCGTTTAATGCTATCCCTAACTTATCAGCTAGTGCTTTTGCTTGGTCAAAGTATCTGTAAGATTTAAGACCTAATCTTAACTTTTTCATCTTTTCCTCAACAGTAGTAAATAATTGTTCGTGTTGTGTTGCAACTTGTCCAATTAATTTGTTGAACTCTTTTAAGATATTAAAAGTTGTTTCATCAACTTTGAACTGTCTTGTATGGCAATAACTTGTACCAATTACCCAGATTTTATCTCTTTCCCATTCGGCTTTTGGTTTTATTATTGACTTGTCCTCGTTTGATGAATTACGAAACCCTAACCATGTATCACACTTATTTTCTTCTTCGTAATACTTTGGATTTCGTTTGTTGTCCTCATTCCACCTGACTTGGAAATCAGGGTCACAATTAGCTTTGATTAATTCATCTCGGTAATATGCTCTTGCAAAGCCATGATTATCGTCTAATGAAAAATCAACCCTAACTGTGTCCTTGTCCCTTTCGCCCTCGTCATTGATAATATCTGTTTCAAAATTAAAACAATTATCATGGTAGAGTTCGCCACCTGAAGAACCATATTTATTTGACATGGCTCTAATGGTATCAACGTCTTGTTGTGGTTGATGATGTCTAACTACGTTTGAAACTAGCGACAACATCTTAACACGCATTTGATTGTATTTTTCTTTTGCCTCTTGAAGTCCTTGATTGAACTTACTATGTTCAATCCAATGGCTTTGAAAAACACTTTCAATCGCTTTTCGCTTTTCTGCGTTTAGTGTTAGTCTTTTTGTCATTTTGTCCTTTCTGTTATTTTTTATTTTTACCACTTGACAAATCATTTGTCAAGGAGTATATAGGATATGACTTTAGTAAGTCAATTAACCACGTCCGTTTGCTAGTATCCGACGTTATAAACTCAAACTAGCTGGGACAACTTCTGGTTGTGGTGTAAAGTAGATTGAAAGAGATCCAAACACACGCACAACTAGAACTGATCCCTGGTCTAATTTGCTATGCGCTAGAAGTCTCGAGAAGGCAGGTTGGACCTGGGATCAGTCGCGTTGAGTGTCCGAGTTGCAACTCGGATATTGTAAGAACCAGGATATTGGAATTAACCGAGTGCGCCTGGGCTGGTCCTTTCGTTTGCTTGCGCCGCTGGCAGGGCCTTAACTGGAATTGACTAGACCAGGGCGCCAAGCTTCAAGCCACAAGCAACAAGCGCCAAGCTTGACAAGCATCAAGCCCGGTGCTATAAATAAAGGATAACAAAGGAGAAAGAAACATGAGCAAATCATACCCAATCTGGATCGACGTATCCGGAGACAACTATAAGAAGGACAAAAGCTTCGGCAGCCGTGACTACGTAGCGATGGACATCAGAGTAGGCAGTTCGAAGACATACAGCAATGAGCTGGCAAGAGTCAGCATTCATATGCGGGAGGACGAAGCAGGTAACAGGACCTTCGCACTGGCGTTAGATGGACTAGTGATGCGAAGCGGTGTTATGACAAAAGACAAGAAGTTCTATCACCGTGACCCGCGGAAGGCTTCAGCGTGAAGAAAAATATGCAACTGGCCCGGCTGCTAAACGAGATCCACGAGCAGTGGGCCCGGGATAATGGATATCGCAAGAAGCGTCAAGCACCAAGCGTCAAGCTTCAAGCGCCAAGCTCACCAAGCAACAAGCCGCAAGCGTCAAGCCCCAAGCACAAAGGCTCAAGCGCCAAGCCAAAAGATTCAAGCGCCAAGATTCCTGAACCTGGAAAAAGTTTTACGCGCCTTTGACCGAGGTGCTCTACTAAGATAAAACTGTTCTTCGGATGCTTCACGTGGAACGCAATTTGATGTGGACTGAATTTTATTTTGTTACCTTTAGTAACCTTTAATTCAACTGTAAAAAAGTGGCCATTATCATTGTAACCCAATAGATCAGGAGTGCCGGATAGACTAAGATTTTCAAGTCTAATCCAACTAATTTGATTACAATTTCTCTTAAGTTTTTCATATAATTTTCTCTCTGCTTTCAAGGTAACTAGTGCTTTCTATTCCGGGGTTTTCGGGGCTATAATTAGCCTTGATCGTTCAGGTTTTAATACAACACGAATAGAATTTTGTCCAATAATATTTGACTCTTGTACTTCAATTCTTCTAATCTCTTCCAGATGATCACCAATCTGCATGTAGATACGAGCGTTGCCTATGCCTGTAACCTTCTTACCTTTGACAACTGTAAACTGTTCTAGATACTCCTGTAGATGCTTAACAAACATTACTCAGTATCATCCCATTGCGGTTGTTTTTTATCTGACATAAGACTACCAACCAACTTCTGATGACTTTTGTTGATCTCTTCTAAATCTTTTATTCTAGCACCAGCCTGACGTAACTTGTCTTGCATAAACTTTTTTTGTTTCTCTAATCTTAATATTCTCTCTTCCAAATCTAGGTCTCCTTTCTCCATACTTGACTTTATAACAATGTTACCTTAAATTGTCAATCATGGGACTACCAAAAAGACTTACAGAAATGCAAATGAGATTCGCTGAACTTTTAGTATTTGGCGGGCCTGAAGGGCCAATGACTCAAACAGAAGCAGCGGTCGCTGCTGGGTACAGCCCAAAGCGTGCAAGGCAAGAAGGATCAGAACTAACTAATCCAAAACAATGCCCTCTTGTAGTCAAATACATCGGAGAACTAAAAGAGGAGAAACTTCGAAAGCACGAGGTGACATACGAGGGACACATCGCACAGCTAGCTAGACTTCGTGAGGCAGCGTTGAAGAAAGGATCTTTCTCTTCTGCTGTAAATGCTGAAGCCAACAGAGGGAAGGCAGCAGGACTATACATAGACAGAAAAATAATAAAAACTGGGAAACTAGAAGATATGTCAGAACAAGAACTAGAAGCAAAGATGAAACAAATCTTAG